TATATCTATTAAAAGAAATTTAGCCGTTCTGTCGCTCGCTTCGTTTTGCGCTCCTTTCAGTCTGACTTTGTTTACATCTTTGAACACATCAGCAGGCAATGAATGCTTACCAGTTGCTACCGTTACACTATACTTGTTTCCAAACGTATCGTATATGTCGAACCACGTTCCATCTATCTCGACTTGTACGTCAAATGATGTGTTCGTGTACGTTCCTTCTAGGACTAAAGAACCCATCTCATAGTCTATGTTTCTGCCATCAATCTCTACTGCTGAAGAAACAGATTGACCACTTGTGATTGTAGTTGTTCTGATTTGAGCCATAGTTTTACATTTTTCTTCAATTTAAAAAAATTTTATATCTTTTGAAATTATGGTTTAGTAAATGTCTGAACTGTTGTTCCTTCATACTTCAAAACCAAATCCCCATTTGATGCAAGTTCAAAATCCCATGACCCGATACTTAGTTGATCAAGTGTTGCAGTTGCATTCCCATCCTTGAATTCAATCTTTTTGCGACCACCTGAATTGTACACCCTAAAACCATCATTGCCAATATCAGTATATGAATAAGTGTCATCATATACTGTGACAGATAAACTTGTCACATTTATTTTTCCATGCACTTCAAATTGTGACAGTCCACCACTAGAAGCCAATGATTGCACTTGTATTGTGTTGAATGTAGCAGTATCAGGTACAAACAATGTTTCATCAACTGAACCACTTATTGTGCTTGAATCAAATTCATCCCTTCCAAGTTCTTGTATTTGTTCGCCAAAGTAAGTGATTGAAAAACCAACTGCCCTTTCACCCAATGCTTCATTGTCATATGGTGGAGCCTCATAATTAAACTGAACCCTTACCCATTTACCTGTGACATTGTAAGTCCTTGAAAGTGTCACAATTGGACTGTCTTGAGCAACATTGGCATTCAATGTGCCAATTGAAGTGTCCATGTTTGTGTTTGAATTTGTAGGTGTTCCACTTGTGACTGTTGCCGTTGTTGAACTAGAAGTTGCAGAAGCAGTACTTGAATCTTCTACTTCTGCACCAAAATCAAAATCACCAATGGCAATGATCTCTTCCCCACCATCAGACACCACAATTTTTTTGTCAAGTGAACTATTGATGACTAATTCACCTGCTTCCAACTTAAAATCTTCAGCTTGTACATCTAAATCCGTACCATCAAATTCCAAATACTTAGTATCACCACCAACCTTGAATGTGTTGCTTGTAAGTTGAGCAAGTGTGGTTGTTCCATCTTTTAAGAAAAGACCACCATCAGTCACAAGTATGTGTTCATTTGAATTGTCACCTGCAAAGAATCCAAAGGTCTCCGTACTTAATTCTGAATATCCGTTAAGATCGCCAAAAGCTACTCTAGTATTAGTTACGGCTTGCAGGTCCGCAAACGAATTTACTTCCGTTTGAAGTCGCATAATTAGGTTATCTTCTGACCTATCTACGTTTCGATACATTATAGCCTGCCTATCAGCATCCGAAGTATTACCGTATGCAATAATTAAATCGCCCTGCTCTAATTGTGTAATATCTCCTGCATCAATAGTAACTACAATATCGTTGCCTGATACGCTTGTAACCGTACCCCGAACCGACTTAACAATAGAACCAGTTCCACCGCTTTCTAAATCATTGTTAATATCTACTACTTGACAAATCCAAAGGTCATTCGCTTTAAAGGCATTTCCTGCCGTACCCGTAACATTTTCGACCGTAATTGTTTCTGCTCCTGCGTTTACACTTGAAACTCTACCCTGCGCTATACTTAAAATCTCCGAACCGCCTATCGTGCTAATTTGTTTGGCTATAAACTCATAAACTCGTAACGCTCCACGAATCCGCATTTCTTCAAATTCAGCCGAACCATCTGCATTTATTTTCCAATTAGTACCTGCCCAACCTTCGCTAAATCCATCGTCTGCTAAATTTGCTTGAGTAGTAAGATTGCCTTGCAGGTTCATTGTGCTATTAAAGTCAGCCTCACCAGTCAAGGTTAGAGAGCCACCTACCGATGCGTTATTTGTAACAGATAACGTATCAAAAGTTACACTATCAGAGGTGCGAACGTTTTGATTCATTGCATACAACTCATTATCACCTTGACCAGTATTCAATGTAGGAGCATCTAGTGTTCCCGATATTGTAGTATTACCTGCTACGTTTAGTGTACCACCGACTGTGGTATTGCTAGTTACATCTAGCGTACCGCCTACCGTTGTGTTACTTCCTACATCTAGCGTAGTTCCTATCGTTGCACTTGTTCCTACTTCTAGATAGGTATCTGCTTTAAGATACGTTCCTGCGTGAATGTGTTGGTCTGCATTAATACCATTATCAACGTCTAAACTCGTTCCAATAAATACTGGATTGTTAAACTTCTCTTCGCTCGTAGCCCAAAAAACCTCAGGTGTTAAGGCATCCCATACGATACTTGTTGTATCAATTTCATCGGTAATTATAGTGCCAGTGCTTACAATACCATTAAATGTAGGCGTATCACCAGTACCTAGCCCTAAGTTTGTACGGCTAGTATCTACATCATTTACATCACCTAAATTATTTAAAATACGTAAATATCTAGAGTCAGCTTCAGATTCAGTAAGTCCTTCACTTTCAGTAGGAGTATATATGATTCCTTGATTGCCTGATGGATCAACTTTTTTGACCTCGGTAAGAGTATCAGATCCAGTAGTTAGATTGATCTCAACTAAAGTTGGATTCCATCTGCCATCATAAAAACCACCTACATAGGCATAGTATTTAGAATCATAAATTAAAACACTAATTGGACTGTAATCACCAACAATGTTTGCATCTAATTTACTTGGTCTGCTTCTTTGTGTATCAAGTACTTCCTTAAGTAACAATTGTTCAAAACCAACATACGACACTTGAGATCTTCGTTTCCAACCAGTCGTTATATCTTCAAGATTGGTACTTGTACGATACGCACTCCTACTCCAAACATAAGGACCATCACCATAAACGATTGGAGAGAGTTGTAAGGTATCTGAAGCAACCTGAGTATTCTGCTCTAACAAATACTCAATACTTGTACTTTCAGGATTTGATGGATCAATAAATTGAACTACTGTATCTAACCAATTTGTTTCAAAGAAACGATCCGAAGTCATTTCATCTTCCTGAATGGTTCGTGATCCAAATAGGTGTAAATTAAGTTCAACATTTGTATTGAGTATAAGCTGAGTTAACTCGAAATCATAGTTACCGATATATTCAGCAGTTGAGTTTGTATCGGTAAGACCGCGAACCATTGAGGCTCTTTGTACGGTAAATGAACCAATACCAGTTGAGGTAATATCGATTACTGATCCACTATAGGTTTCGCTGATCTGAAATGTATTGGTAGTAGTATTAATTGCATAGTAATATACATCAGCATCAATGCCTGAAGGTAGGGTTGTGCCGTTATCGCTGAAAATCAATAGTTGCCCATCTTTGAACCCATGACCAGTAATGGTTATTGTATCAGTAATAATGTCAACATTTGCAGGTGTAAATGGTGTCAAGGTAGTAGCCATACCTGCATAGCTAAGGCCTGCTCTAATAAAAGTACCAGTACCAGTATCTAAGAACGTAGGACCTAATGTCAGGGCAAACTCTGCGTTCTTAATGGTTACTTCTTCAATAGTTAATACTCGAGATACCGAACCTGCACCCCCATCACTTGTAATGTCAATATTGTTACCGATTCGATATGGGAAGGTATCAAAACCACCATTTTTTGAATAATAAATAGTTGATTCATTCAATCCTCCAGGTACAGATCCAACAGTAGCTTTAAACTTAACTCTCTGGTCTAAATCAAGAGAGGGTGTTATGTTAATTGTATCACCTGCTACATTAACATCAGTATTGTTAAAAGTTGTGTAATGATAATATGGCGTTGTTATTCGTGATAAGTTTCTTGCACTAAATACTATTTTCTCATCACCAGTAAGCCGAACATTCATTGTGTACTTCTGCTCACCTTCACCATTGATAGTAACTGTTTGAGGCACAGTTATGTTTGCATTAAGACTCTTGTGATCAAATTCGACTGATACGCCTTGAAGAGCAGGATAGTTTGTATTTTGAGTTTGATCAGTTATGACTGGTGTCCCAAGGTCAACAGTCGCAAAGGTACTTACCTCTAAATCTACTGTTGTAGTAGCACTTTGTGTTCCATTTAATGAGTAGTCAGCTCTTAATACATTTTGAGAATCTTCAAAGGCACTTAATTGTACAACATTCCACGCTCCATTCATCTGATAAATCAGAAGTTGAGGCGCACATACGAGTAGTAAAGCTTCAAAGACTGAGATCGCAGTATCATCTTCTTGCCCTAGCCTACCATAGTCTCTAAGCTGAATTGTATCGTGATAAATCTGATTAAGGAAGTCATCAGATAATGTAGTTCCTTGAGCCTGCCAACTTGTATATGTTTGAAGAACATTTCCAGTAAATCTTAATGATGACAATCCAATCTCACTTATTAGATCTGCAATAGTCTGTATAACTTTTTGCCTTGTATCATTAGGAGTATATTCTTGACTCTTAAGACATTCAAAATCCTTAAACTGAAGATGTGCAAGGTACTTTTCCTTTTCAGGAAAACTATTTACCCTTCCTGATTGATAACCTTGCCATAGTATATTACCAGTTGTTCCTTGTGCCCACTCTATATAAAATTCTTTTTTATTGGCAGTCTTGATGTCATCAATTAAGGCCTTAGTATCGGTATCGTGTCCCCAAAAATAAAAATCAAGGACACCCATCAGAATCTTGTTGTAGGTAGGGTTTAGGTAGCCATCTGAACTATCGCTTGTTATCTCTTGATGTCTGAATCGAAAGTTCCTAACCTTATTAAGAGTAAGCACCGATCCTGAGTAACCATCTTGATAGATACTTATGTAATCGGTTGTACCATTATGATTGTCACGAGAGTATCTTGCTCTTAATCCATAAGCCATTAGAATCCATACCTGCCTTTTTGAGTTAGAATGAATACTTCATCAGGTCCTATCCTTGAGGTAAAATTATCAAGGGCAGTTTCAAACGCTTTAACAGAACTACTACCATCTCCTCCTTGCAAGCTTCCTAGGTTCTGCATTGCAAGTATGTTATCATTAGGATGAAACTTAACAATCTTACCTTGATCAGTAATTAAGGCATCGTTTACATTAATTGCTTTTAAAAAACTACCGAACAATCCTCCTCCTTGACCTAGAAATCCTGAAGTCATCTCTCCACCAATCATTAATCCGCCACCTAGTAAAGTAGAGATAGCAAACTGTATTCCTTTACCTAATAGCAAACGACCTAATTCTGCTAATTGATCAACTAAAGACTTACCAGTCATAATTGCACGAGTAAACGCTTCTGCTATTGATTCGCCAAATGACTTGTATGCTCTCTCAATTAATTTGGTATCGTTAAGTATATCTCTGAAACCTTCACGTAATCTACCAAATAATCCGAGAGCCTCAACAATTCCTTCACTATCTACTACCTTTGCAGGCTCATCAGCTTCAGTATCAGTAGTAGGTTGCTCTGAGAGGCTTATATTTAACAACTCAGACAGTCCGAGCATCTCAAGCAACCCTGAACCAGCCTGACTTACATAATCGTTTAAGGACTTAAATTCGTGCGTATATTCTTTAGTCTCTTTTCTACTTTCATCTAAACTATCAGCCCATATCCTAAATGGATTAACTTTGTTTATATCCTCAAGGGCTTTTACAGTAGGACCTGCAAAGTCTGTACCTGCCATCTTCTCTGCAAGTTCTGCTTGTATTCCTAAAGTCTTGCCAAATTCTTCAGCAGTATCAGCCCAACCATCCATAAATGGCAACTTACCTAATCCTTCTGAAGCCTTCGCAACTATATCGGCTAATATGGTAAGTACCCTTGCTTTTAGAGTGTAAAATCCTGAACCTATTGAGTTGAAAAAATCCGAAAAATGTTTAGCTACAAATCTTGTCATCACAAGAAATAAATCGAGCAACAAGGAAAGAGGATTGATCTTTAGTAAAATCTGCCTCATTGATATAATAGTATTGTACCACCAAGCAGTATCACTCATTCTTTCTACTACTGCGTTCCAATTATCAAGCAAGTAATACAATACTCCTACAATAGCAACTACGCCTGCTATTATCGCAGTTACTGGGCCACCTAATAAGGCAATAGTACCTGCAACTATTCCTATCGCAGTACCTACCGCAATCAATGCAGGACCAAGACCTGCAAGTATAGCTAATAATTTCACTACTGCTTCCTTTTGCTCGTCAGTCGCTTGAGTAAATGCTCTTACTCTTGATGTTATACTATCTACTATTTCTTCAACTCTTTTAAGTATTCCAATATCAGCAAAGGCAATAAACATACCCTCAACTGCTGATCGAAGTTCAGTTAATGCACCTGCAAGCCCTTGCATTTGTCTGTCTGCAATCTTTTCGGCAGTACCTCCTGAGTCTTTTAATTCTTGCTCAAATTGTCGGAGTTTATCAGATCCTTGTTGTAGCAGAGATACCAAGCCAGGTCCTGCTCTTTGTCCAAACATATCGATAGCAGACTGAGTACCTCCTGCTTTTGCAGTTAAGTCATCAAGTATATCTGCCATTGGTCTCATTTGACCACTTGAATCTTTTAAACTAAATCCTAACTCTTTTGAAGCTTCTCCAAGCTGAACCATAATACCTCGTAAGCTTGTACCTGCTCGGCTTGCTTGAATACCTGCATCCGATAACATACCAATAATGGCTGAGGTCTCCTCAATTGAAACTCCAAATCCCGCGGCAACTGGCGCAACAAAACTCATCGCAGTACCTAACTGCATCAGATTTGTGTTAGAAGATGTAAATGTTTTAGCCATTACATCGACTACCCTTGCCATTTCCTCTGCATCTAAGTTGAAACCAGTAAGAATATTAGAAGCAATATCGGAAGCAGTTGCCAAATCCATTGCTCCTGCACTTGCAAGATTCAAAACTCCAGGCATAGCAGTCATTATCTGTTCGGTTTCAAAACCTGCCATAGCCAAGAAACTCATACCTTCCGCGGCTTGAGTTGCAGTAAATTTAGTTGTTGATCCTAATTGTTTTGCTTGATCTCTTAACGCTTCAAAATCTTGACCTACCGCACCAGTTACTGCACCGACTTGATTCATCGCTTTCTCAAAATCCATCGCAGTTTTGAGCATCGCAGTACCTGCTCCAGTAATCGGAACTGTTAAGGATCTTGTAAGAGTTTGTCCTGCTTGTTTTACCGAGCCTCCAAAATTCTTCAGCATCCCTGAGGCTTTGTTTAATCCTGCAGAGAGGCCTTTAAGATCTACACCAAGTTTTACATTAAATCCACCTAACATATTCCTCTCCTTTTCATTGATCGCTCAAAAATAGCTTTGACTTCCTGCTTGGATAACTTTTGCTTTTTTGTAATATCTGAATCAAGAGGAAACATTTTATTAGGAGTTAATTTTTTTCGGAATTTGCTATCTAATCCTGAATATACAGAAATCAAATAGGAATTGGTACGCATCAAGTTATACTCGTGAGTAATCTGCTCCTTGAATGCCCTCGTCATCAGATTGTAGTCATAGACCAAAGTTTGTCGAATATTGTGAGGCTTGAGTCCCATTCGGTAACCAAGCACAAGCATATCCTCAAAACTGCCTACTTCTTTTTCCTTTGCTGAGGGCTTGTCAGGTTTCCCACAGAATCCCTGACTATGTCAAACACTTCTTGTAGAAGCATAAAATCCATTGTGCCGATCGCTTCCTTCGGGACTTCTTTACCACCCGAAGCCGAGAGGGCTTGTATAAATAGTTTGATGTTAGCAACTTTGTCAAGTGCTTCGTCAATACTATTTAAGCCAACTCCTGCTTCTTCGGTAAAACGCTCTAAAGCGTTGAGGTCAAATCTGAAGGAATATGACTCGCCATCAATGGTAATAGTTTTTGTTCCTGCCATATTATGACATAATTACTTTGGTCAATGCACCAGTTCCAACAAATGATCCTGAAAGTGTTGCAGTATCTTCATTCGAGGCAACTACACTTACAGATGAAACTGAAGCACTACCTTGGTACGAGTAACCTTTTGTTCCACCTGCAAAACCTGCGTCAGGTTCGAACTCGATAGAAACAGTAGTTCTGTCAAGGATGTGATCAATTAGTACTTGAACTGATCCGTTAACTTCAAAATCGGCAAGCCCATCAAGATCAACAGAAAAAGATCGTTGTCCTTGTATGTGATTCGCCCAGCCACTTGATTGTTTTGATGAAGCATCAGGAAGATCCATTTCAACGTTCAAAGTAGCAGAAGTAGTTAACGCAAAAGCTGTACCATTGTCTTGTAAAAGTATAAGGGTTCCATTAATTGCGGCCATAATTCTCTTGTTTTGATTGAGGTTGTTTGAGTTAGTGTTACAAAATTACACAAATAAAATCAAACAAAAAAGGATTGGTGCTATCACGCCCCAATCCTTACAGAGGATTATTTTGAGTAAAGTTACTTTTCTTCAATGATGTGCCTAAATCTAATCTCACGAACAAAATATGTATAGGTAGAGGTTTTCTCCTTATAGGAAATGTCATTATCGACAACAGAAGTGATGACATTAAAGTCAGCAAGACTAAATGGTACTGGTCTAACTCTTATAATTTCCTTCACTTGATTCACTATACTATTAATTTTTGAGCGTGAACCACTGTCCAAACTGAATCTATCAACAACTGATAAACTAAAAGTTCCATCATCCATAAAACTCGTTTTGGTTGATCGATCAGTCAAAGTAGTTACATTGAATTGAATGTGAGGGTAAGTACCATTAGAAGGTACTTCGTCATAGACTGGAACTGGAGATCCTGATAGGGTTACATTATTATTCAGAAGTGAATAGTATGCAGTCTGCAATTGGGTTGTTACATCTTTAGCCATTTTGTACAAGTTTAATTTCAAAATCTATCGTCATAGGGAGCGTTTGACCGCCTTTACTTTTACCCATAAAAATTAGATCCGTTTCTTCTTGTATATTTATAGGAGCGACAAAATCAACCGAAGTCGTACCTTTTGCTGAATCAATATCTGTAATTACTCTAAGTGCATCAAATGGTGCAGTTGTATTCAAAACCCCATTCCTTTGCATGAATATTATTTCAGCCTCAAGTGTTGCTTGAACTGAATAAGCTATTCTATTTATTAAAGCAGTATAACCACTAGGAACAGTATAGCATCCTATTTGAGACTGTCCTTTAAAAATTCCATTGGCTTTTATAGCCGACCAAATATCACCTGCTCCGCTTTCTTGAATAGTTAATTCTCCTTGATGGCTTGCAAGTGATTGAGTTGCATACGTTCCACTTGTTGCAACATACCATCTGTATAATCTTATAAGAGAATCAGGTAGGGCAACCGGTGTAAGACCGTTCATAGTTACTGTGTTCGAAGTGATAATTAACTCACCTGCCACCTCTTTTAGCCCTTCGTAATACACCGTTCTAGCTCCAATACCCGAAGCATTATCATCTGCACTATTAGAAACAATCTCTAGTGCCGTATTGGAAGTTGGCATTCTATAAAATCCCGATTGTGTAATTGGTGCAAACGTACTTCCTACATTAGCATTTCTCCCAAACTTATGTATAATGCTAAAATTAGGCACATTACCCAAAGACATTTCAACGTGGAAATCCAGGACTTTTTTGTAGTAGTCTCTATGACTGTTAGCCTCGTAATCAGCCATATTGATGTAGCTCTCGTCTTCTCTGATCATACGACCAGTAGTTCTGTGTAAATTTTTTATTCCACTACCTGCCATACTTTACAAGCCTCCTAAGTGCGTTTTGAACTTTAGGCTTTTCAGCTTCAAAAGCAGGGAACAAATACGGACGCGGTCTTACGCCTCCTGCGCCTCCGTTTGACTTCTTAAACTGTTTTGCTACTCTTGAATAATCAACGCCTGAAATAGTGGTATCAACTTTGTCTTTTGTACCAAATTCAACATAGGGAGCATATTCAACACGAGTACCTACTGTTCTGTTAAAACTACTCTCCTTAACAGTCATAATACTTGCCCTCAATGTTCCAGTATCAACTGGTACTGCTTTCTTTGCGTTACTCTCAATAATCAAAGCGTGATAGTTTATTATCTGTCCTGCTCTTCTACGCATTTGTCCATTCAATCGATTAATGTTACCAATTGTCTTATTTAACTCTAACTGATTGACTTGAACTTTAAGCATTTACTTCCTCCTCTGCTAAAATCTCGACATAGGTATTTTCTTCGCCTAAATTCTTTACACTTAGAACATTTAAGGTTTTAGAATCATACAAAATCCTTAGCAGATAATCGTATGTGCCTCGGGTATATCCTGCACTTATCAGATCGCCTCGGTAACGAGTTACGATCTTGTAGAGATTCTTTCCTTTTAACCCACCTAACTCGTATTCTTCTTTTCCTGAATAAGGCATAACATCAGCCCAAACCGACACCAAGTTATTCCAAGTTTGAGTATTACCACCCATACCATCAGAACTCAGAGAATAGTATTGGAATTGTAATCTCTGCTTCATCTTACCTATGTTATATGTCGTTGTTTTGGTCTTCACGACTTAGAACATTTTTACATAGTTTCTGAAGAAGCTTTTGGAGCCATTGACCATTTCGCTCACATTCATTCCTGCGATGTCTTGACGATCTTCGTACTTGCTTGCGATGGCATTTTCCAATCCTAACTTTATATCAGATGGAATAGTTGTATAACCTGCAGTATAGGTAGCCTTCAATCTCACCCTTGTAAATGGGCTTTCATAGTCGTAGATCTTATCAAAGACCAAGGTATCACCAGTCAAATAGTAATCTTGGTTGTTTGTGAGGGTAGTCTCTGCGCCATTATTATCAACAGTTTTTATCGAAGTAATAGAGGTTGCAGGTGTTTCAGGTAAGTTTACAGTTCTTGCAAAATACTCCCATTCAGCTACAACGGTTTTTTCAATAAGATGGAAATTGTATGTCGCTTCAGTATGTCTGACAACTCGATCAATTAATCTTGTGATAAGGGAGTCATCAGTATCATAATCAACTCGCAACCATTCCTTGGCATCGCTCAAGGAAATAATATCAGTAGCGACATTGGATCCGCTATCAGTTAGAGAGACGCTTACTGCTCCATTTTTTCCATAATCAGGAGTTGCCAAACTGCTTCTAAGAAACGCCATTGTTTAATTCCTCAACAAGTTTTTTTGCCTTAGCTTTGTTTAATCGATCTATTATTTGGTTTCCTTTTATAACGTAATACATAGTTTTAGTATTCTCGTCTTTTTCAAGGGTGTATTTGGTATCTCTGTGATAAGGTCTTTTGTCTTCTTTTGTTTCATATATCAAACCTCTGTTAAGTAGATCTGATACCATCACCTTATCTCCTTTGTAGAGATCACCAACTTTGTATCTCGTATTTTTTTCTCTAAAGTTTCTACGACATCTGTATTGCATAATAGTAAAATTGGTTAGAAGGAAGGGCAGGAATCGAACCTGCCCAAGTTCCAAACTTCCTTGGGCAATTTTAAGAATTACCGTTGGGCAATTTTAAGAATTACCTGCATTAGTGATGGCAGAAGTAAAGTTACCAAAAGCACCTGCGTTAGGTAGGTAAGTTGGTAAAGCTAAACGGCCACTAATTTGAACAGTAACAAGGTCTTTGATAACATTGTCTTGATCTTGCTCGTAGAAACGTACCTGCATTGATTCACGATCAAACAAGGTAGTTAATTGTGCAAAATCAGCTACTAGGAAGTCATTGATACTTCCATCGGTGTTGTTAATTGCATTGGTTGCAATTATAGGTACACCACGAATAACTGGTACTCGTTGACCAAATACAACATCATTTGGGAAGATGTAACGACCATCGGCATCTTTTCGTCTGATCATTTCGTAGAAACGACCAATTGACATCATAATTGCAGAAGGAGCAAAGTTACGGTTTTCTACTTGTTTGATTGCTTCAAGTAGTACATCGTGTTCTTGTGCATCTGCATCGCCAGTATAAAGGTCAAGAGTATAATCAGTAGAAGTTACAGTTAGACCATAAGTTGAATCATATAGTAACCAAGAATCTTCTTCCTTCATATACTTCTCCATACCTCGAGTAGATATATGAGTAGCAAGACCTGCAGTATCGTTCAAAGCTTCTTTGGAAACTCTGAAGTGAGCCGCGATCTTTTCAACTACTGCATCAGTAGCAACCAAGTCAAAGTCATTCTGACCTGAAGCATCACCCTCAGCAACAACTCCAGTATTATCTGTGAAGTTTGTTTCTTTGATGTAACGGATCTTATCAGAATTAGTAGTACCAGTAGATAAGAAATTACGAACGTGTACTCTTCGCTCAGGATCGTACTTCATACCAGGCACATAATCAGCAGGAACAACATCACCAGTATAGGCATCTGCTTCTGTGATTACTGCTTTGGTGTCCATAGTAAAACCTGAAGTTTGTCCTGCTTTGAAGGCTTGGATCTGATCCTGAACGCCTTTGCTTTCTAAAGCTTCTTGTATTTTACCTTGCATTGACATTGGTGCTATGCTTCCACCAATACGGTTGTTAGACTTTTCGATTGCTTCCAATCGGTCTTTTTGTCCTGAAATCAAAGCCTCAAGGTTTTTGATCTCGTTCTTGGTTGCTTCATCAGCAACACCCGCACTTTTAACTTCTTCTTGAAGTTTATCGTAACGGTTCTCTAAGTCAGCTTTTAAGCCATCCATGTGACCTTTCACCGACTCAAGTCCTTCGGATATAGTTTTTTCTAAGTCCATAGTTTGAACTCCTTTTCTATTTGTAGTTGATTGTTAAATTTTTGGAATGCTTTAGCAATAGTTTCGGCTCTATCTTCAATAGGAGTGACTTGAGTCGGCTCGGTAGGATGGAGTGATTCTTTAATTACTAATTCCAAGTGCTGTATTTGTTTTTCGATTAACAAAAATGTTTCGTCTGAATATGTGCCATCGTAGAAGGCTTTGTGCAACTTTTTATACTGATCAAACAAATCCTTAGAGTTGCCTTTGTGCATTCCCCCGATTGCCATTTCATTAGATCCCCAAGTAACTGTTGAACCTTCCCACATCTTTACTTCTTTGACTATGTAAGCTTCATCAGCAGTTGAGTAATCTCTTTGTACAAAATTGATACCAACACTATGCTCGGTAAGTACCTCGTCTTTGTATAGCTTGAGAACATCAGTACCAAGAGTAGTATCAGTTATTATGGTTTTAAAATATACGCCCTTCTCGTCTTCCATTAGGCTCGTTGGCTTGCCAAGCACCATCAGAGGGTCGTGCTGATACAAGTGCATAATTCTGTTTTTACCTGCAGGACCGTTCTCTTTGATAGTCTTTTCGTATGCTCCTTTAAGGATAACATCACCATCTGAATCTTTAAAGTCAAATACAGAGAAATAGCCCTCGACTATTCTCCTATCTACATCGACTGACTTTATCTTTGCGTTTGTTTGTTTGGTATTATAAGGTAAGTTCATAGTCTTGATGTCTTGTATTTTTCGTAATGCCTTTTCTTCGTCAATTTGTTTAGACTTTCGTATTGCCCAATCTATACCTGAAGTTCCACCCCAAGCATCCCACATCAAACCACCACATCCTTCAGTATATGGAACATCTTTATGTTGTCGATGTCTGTTAAAACTTGCCATACGTTTAACAACATCTTCGCTTAAAGGAGAACGATTAGCTAGTTGCGTAGCCCTTCTCCATCCAACAGAAGTACCACAACCTTTTGGATTGCCTGATTCTTCTTTGTAGTTCAACGCTTTTTTTGCGTTGTTTGAAGCTGACTTTGGATAATCTGTGTAGGACATAGGCGTATAATTTTTACAAAGATAAAACTTTCCGATTACATTTGGAAGTTATCTCATCAATTTGTATAGTATCGCCTTTTTTAACTGCTACGAACTAAAAAAATCTCGTTAGCTACTTCATTTTGCCTTGTATTTTTTTTCTCTCTCTGATGAATTGACTGCAATCTGTGCGTATCTGCATTATTGATCCAAAAAATCTTGTGACCGATACAAATTACCCTAACCTTAGCCTTAGCTAACTCTAAACCTACCATAAGATCTGACATACGATAGTCTCTCCAATTCCTCATGTCAAACTTAATCAAATCAGTATGGAATGCACTTACCCCAGTACCAGGCACATCGATCATATAGTCACCATCTACATTGCGTAGGCACTGATAGCATTCGTGATCGTTATAGTAGCCTAAGTTAACTCCTAAGAGCCTACGACCATGAAAGGTTATCCAAGTATCAGGATATTTATTCATTGCGTTTACGATCGTTTTTACATAGTCAGGTGGATATATTATATCATCATCACAAGAGAGATATATTCCTTTGCTCTCAGGTAGCCACCAAAACTTTGCATTATCTGTATAATCTTTACCAGTATAGACTTTTACATTACTGCCCTCAACCTCAGGCAAGTAGTCATTGCCATATACCCTAACGGTATCAACCTGATCTTTTAAACTATCAACTACACCCTGAAGGGTATGTTTTCGTGCCTTGATGGTTGCAAGATTTGCAGTTATCATAATTCAGCTATTAGGTCTGTTTTATATCTCTTTACCGAGTACCCTTTATTCTTCAGCTTTGTTACTATTTTTGCTATGTCATTGGACTTGCTTAACTGATTCGCCTCAAATTGTATGCCTCTTGGTTTTATATCTACCGTTTCCAAATAATCATTAAGTATAACTGTATCGTGACCTTCTGTATCAATCTTTAGGTAGTCAATTTTTTTAATTTTATGTTTGGTAAGTAAATTCTTGATTCGCTCAACTCTAACTAGACTCTTCTGTATATATTGATCCATTGCTCCTGCGCCAACCCTATTGGTAAGAAGTTTTTGTACTGTCGGGTGGGGTGCGTTGATCGAATTACAACCCCTTGCCCAATCAGGTAGTTTTAACTCTGCAATATCTTCTGGGAGCATATAAAATACATATACTTCTCCAACTCTGTTTGATACCGCTACATTCTCCTTTCTGCAATCAGGAAGCCTATCAAAGTAAGGCTTAACTGGTTCAATAAATAACCCATCAACCTGACCTGCTTTTGTTCTGAAATCGCTTGTACCTATCTCGACTATCATACCTATTGTTTAATTTTGCCCAATAAATCTTCTACTTTTTGCTCAACAAATATAACCGTATCGGTTTTGGTAGCTACAAAGTAAAGTATTAATATCAAAGTTAACTGCCAATCATATATTAACGATAATATTAAACAAAGTATTCCAGTTGAAATTCCTAGTTTATTCATTGGTTTGTAAGTGGTTGTCGTTTTCGTAACTCTGTGTGCATCTCACTTTTATGTGTTCCGTGGTACACTAAACTTTTATCACAAACATACATAGGTATATTTTTTTTCCAAAAGGTTCTGCTCTGATATTCACCAACACCTGAACTTATATCTTGTATTTGGAATCTTTCTATCGAAATGTAGCCTTGTTTGAAATCTATACTTTCCAAAGTTTTTCTATTTGTAAAATATCCGCAGTCACAAAAGCTTACTCGAGTAACTGCTTCATCACCGATAGTAGTTTTTGTATGTTTAAATGGTGTCCAAATAGGCGGTCTGTTATCATTAAGTAAATTCATTACATACAAATCATCCTTTAGGTGCTGATATATTTTTTTTACTCTTTGACTATCAATAAAGCTAAAGTCATCAGGCAAAAACATAAAAAATTTCTCATCTGAATCCTTGCAGATTTCAAAAGCGTACTTCCAATTAAGATAAAACTCTTCTTTGCCTTTATGGTTCAATCTATGATACTCGCACCTTTGTACAAATGGCATCGGATCGTATTGACTACCATCGTCTATAACTATTATCCTCTCTGTTGAGAATTTATAGTTCAACTCATCCAATAATTGCTCCAACATATTTAGGCGATTGTAACTAAAAATTAAAATCATTATTTATAGCCAAACTAGTTGCAATTAAAGAAGCATCAGAAATGATACGCGAAGAATCTACGCCACTTCTTTGTTGTTCTATTGGCTCGTATATTATTGTGCATCGACAGTTAATTGTATTGCCTGGACTTGCTCCGAGTGAATTATCAGCAGGAAATAACATTGGTTCTCCATTTACATCAAAAATACCTTGTAGTTCATCAGCCTTTGTTCCATCCATTATCAGGTGATCAAACAATCCCTTAGCAAATGTTCTTGTTCGCCCATCTCTTGTAGATAGCCATACTTTTTTTGCAGGTACACCGCTTGCAATCGCTCCCTCTAAACTTCCTAAGTTTGAGGCTCTGATAATTTCAGTCCTACCTATTAACTCGCCTCTCTTTCGACTAAATCCCCATTCCTTCGGTAACTCTCTCGAAAACTTAGCAACTCCATAGCCTTCAGACAAAGCAATGGCTACTTGCTTTTCTATTCTTTGCCTTGTTTTAGCAGAAACTCCTACTATCAAATTAGTATTGTTACCCTCCATCCATTTGTCGATAATCTCATCCCAAGTAGGTTTGGCTCTTTTCTGAACGCTTGCGATCATCTGATCGTATGTTTGTTGAGCAAAGACTGGTACAACTCTTTTGTACACCTTTCGGTATGCTTCAAACATAGGCTCATCCTTGACAATAAGTTCGGTAGGTAGATCGATTTTGTCAAACTGCTTGACTGCATCAAGGTATTGTTTTAATTGGGTTCGTAACGCCTTATAAAAAACATTCCTTGCATAGCTGATAAATACCTCCCTTTGGTTATCAATCTTTTTCCAAGCTAAGAACTTGAGATGTTCTCCTTTTTCATCTCGATCCTCATATTGTTGGGTACATATTGCTACTGCCTGCTCGGTCGGTTTACCTTCATCTGCTAAGAATGTTATACACCTATCGAGAAAGTCTCCTCGGCTTTCTCCTGATATTGGCTTTGGTATTGGCATACCATTACAGTTGCTGAAGTATTTGGTTTAATGTATCACTAAAAGTTGCAATCTCTTCAGGTGTCAACCAACCCATTATAAGAGCAGTAGTAAGTGCGATTGCTACTATGTTTCGTAAGGTAAAAGCTTCAAGTATTTCGGCTTTAGTTTCATTCCATTTGCCATTTAAGATCGCCTTGATAGCTTTGCCCAAGAATTGATTAGGCAACGGCAGAATATCCAACGCTCCATGAATGATTTCTCCTGCTTTGTTTTCTCCTGAGGCAGTTTTTTGTATGATACGTACAATTTTCCAGTCTTTTATTTTTGTCATTTTATCAACTCCGATATTGCATTAACCAACGTACTAGAGCCAAGGCCTAAACCAGTAGCCCATGCTAGTATCTTTTTTTTAAAATCTTTTAACTGATAAATCTCTGCCTCTGCCTTTTCTACCCTCTTAACAAGTCCTTGTTCTCCATATTCGCTACCTATTAAAGCTTTTTTTATTTCCAATACTTCTTTAGTAAGGATCTCAATTAATTGTTCCAATTTTTCAATATCGTGTTTTAAGGGTTTGATCTCATCCATAGTAATGCCAAATTACGTTTTGTGCCTTGCTTTTGTCAAGGTCTGCGTGAATAAAATTCTTGCCGATACCAATACGGCTGAAGCCACTAAGGATAAGTGCTTGTAATATTTGATACCTACTACTGCTATTATCAGCCTTTAAATCTATAGCAATTCCTTTTGTATGTGAACTACTACCATCTCTGCCTTCTTCTAGTTCCCAAATTTCACTTCTAAAGCCCGATAATGGTACAAAGGGTATCTTAGATATATGACGAGCGTTGTCAAGCTTAAACATAAAGTCTGCATCCATATCATTTATACTACAAGGTGGTGTGCATCTTTGAAACTCAATATCTGAAAAATACCTATACATCGTAGTCATCAGTTATTAGTTGTGCATCTTCATCAGAAAGTTCACTTGATCCATCAGGAACTAAATTCATAGGTATGTATCGGTTAGTATCTCCGATAGGCTCGTACCCCATTTCTACTCTTTTTTCATCAGCAGTTAACCACCAAGCCTTGTTTAACCATTCAACCTTATCCGAGTTATCTTGGTTGATTGCATCAATGGCGTTTATGTCAAACTCTAAATGGTACTCACATCCATATACCTCGTTAAATCTTGGAACAATACAACGGTTCATCTCTGCGTAATCTCTGATCAATGCAGGTATCACATTATCAAGGTACAATTGTTTTCTTGATTGCTCTTTGTTTGCATTGGTTTTGTTATCAGGATCGTTGAGTAATTCAGAAGGAAAGTTATATATGTTACAAATATCTCTTTGGCTCATCTTGCCTGCCTCTAGGATCTCTAAATCAACTGGAGGTAGTCCAAAAGCTTGAAAACCTAATTTTACTGAACTTACCAACCAAGATTTATAGTTATCAGGACCACCCATATCTCGAAGGTATGACTCTAATTGACTTCGCTGAACTGAAGTTAACTGATCGAAGTTATCACCTGCAGGATACACAAGACCTGAAGCACCCCCATTCATAAATGCCTTACTCAATGCTTGATCACCATCGTTGCCTAACCTTATGGATCTTCGTGCAGACTTGAGAGGGGACATACCATATAAGTGAGATCCGACCGCATCATAATCAGGATTCCAATACTTCCAGTGCATTACTGTTTCAGCAGGCAAAGGAGCATCAACCATTCCATACATATCAATGACATATCCTTTTATCAGAGTTTCGTAACTTGCATCTGCTACGATCTTAGTCCATTGCGAAGGCATTACCCACATCTCTCCAAAACTACCATCACCAAGTTCAACGAAATGAGTATATCCGTTACCAGTAAGCAACTGGAAGCCTTTCATATTTTCATACCATTCAGGATAGCCTTGTAATGGGTTTGGCTGATTGATCAGTTTATACAAAGGATCTGTGTGTTCAACTTCAACGAATGCCTGCTCTTTTAATTCGAGTAATGTATCCAATGCCTTCTGATTAGCTTTATACCTGAGAGATTTACGAACCTGATTGTATCTGTTCGCCTTCTCTTGATTCATTACTTTATGAACGACTGGAGGTACTGAAGCTGAAGCCTTCGTGATCCCGTTTATTACTGAGTAAACATCAGGATTGGATTCGTAGCCATCTTGTACATAGGCATTCTGAGTATCATCAAGAGAGATAGGAGTGCCACTATGAAACCTAAACAATTGTTTGTTTAAATTATTTATAAGTTCGGCTCTCCTACCTTGATGTGCCTTAGTACTGGAGAAGGGAAGAATGTCAGAGAATCTCATAGGCTTGACTTTTTTGGTTTACCAAAAATAACAAGAAAAATCAAACATAAAAACAGAAAAAGCTTACAAGGTATTCAGCCCAGTAAGCTAAGTATGATTACATCTACAGTTATGGTAAATCTTTTAACCTATTCCATAAAGTACGATATTTTTTGTCATATAGTAAAGAATCTTTGTGTAGTTGCCTATGATGTATGACTGTGCTATGGTGCATACCTAAAAATTTTGCAACCTCAGAGTGCGTTTTGGCACTGAAATTTATGAACAACCTTCGATAGACTATAACATTGGCTTTTCTGCTTTTATTCATAAACCAAGAAGCTGAATAGTCAAGTGCGTTGCAGAATCTTGTGAGTTCATCATCTTCGTACTCCCTTGTTGAATCTGCTCGTAATCTATACAGATACTCCATTGATTCGTAAAATGTTCCTAAGATCAAGTAGTCACCTGCCATTTTTAAATCTTTCTGTCCTTCTCCAATCTATCAATGCCATTGCTATACCATACAAAGCAAGGTAACCAAGAATCTTTGCAAACAAATCCATACCGTCGAGTAAAAAATTTAAAGCTTCCATATCACTTACATAAAGGATAAAGAATACTATACACCTCGTCATCAGATCGCACTTTTTTTGCCTTCTTCAATCGAGGATCTACTGGTTCGTAGACTCTGCCTTCGTAGCCTACATAAGGTCGGTCAGGAGCATCAACTTGAATATATCCTAATCCTATGATCTTGCTTCCTGACTTAGCAAAATACTCCTTGTACCATCCGAAGTATTTTGACTGATCATTGAATAACTCTACTGAATTGTTCTTATTTAGATATTCGATACTTGCCATCCTATTGCTCCTATTTTTTTATCCATTTGATTAATAACTTACACCAATATATGTTAAGACATACAAAGGTGCAAGTATTTTTTAATTTTTTTTTTAATTTTTTTTTAATCTTTGAAACAACGGTGTTCGTGTGTGGGATATGTTGAGATGTGATAACCTTTTGTTTTGTTATTCATTGAAGCTACATTGTTCTCAAACGAAACAGATACTCCAATATAAATATTGCTCATCTCGTCACGATCCATTAACCATTTAAACATTTGATCTGCTCGGTTTGAATCTTTTACAAACCAAACGGCATAGCTGACTGCGTTATCTAATCTACCGCAATCGTTACCCCATTTTGTCATAAAGTTATCCTTTGCCCATACATAGTATTTGAAATAAGCTTTTTCAAATTCATCTCGTCTGTCATGTAATTCTCTAGTCATTTTTTTATCCATTAAGTTATTATTTATTTCCAAGTAAAATCTGCAGGATCATACTCATCCCAAGCTACTTCAGAATCGTGTCCACACTCTTCACATAGTAAATACTGATCGTTTCTACAACTCACTACATTGTCATCATTTTTGAAGTCTTTGCAAGTTGTGCAGAACCAAACATCACCACCATTTTCTGCTCTTTCTTGTAACAGCTTTCTTAATCGTTGTTTATCAACTTGATAATTTCCGTAATACATTTCGACATCTTTCATTTTTTTATCCATTTGATTTATATCTTACTTAATGATAATGACTTAAGTACAATAGGTCAAGTATTTTTTAAAAAAAAAATTAATTTTTTTATCAAACAATGGAAAATTCAAGTGTACGCCTACTTAAACGCCTCATAATTGCATACCTACCCGCATCAATTCCGTGGTTATTTTTATCTGTTGGCTTGTTGGTAGGTCTTCCATCTCGATCCTTTGCCCAAGTATAACTGCTGAACTCTTCAATCAAGTCCTTACTGCTTGCTAATATCTTAATAGGATAGTCTTGCAATATCTGAATACCATAGTTTACGCTATCTCTTCCTTTTACCGCAGGTACGATCCATATATCCTCTCTCTTGATCTCTGCAATACTTTTTGGCTCGGCACTATCTGCTACTATTTCATCCGTTATCCCTATATCTTTGATCAAATTACTAATATGTTGGTTGGTAAGGTTTCTTCTGTATATATGTTGTTTCCAATATAACGCACCATTTGCGTATCTAATCTCAACCAATGCAGTCGGATCATTAGTAAATCCAAAGTCCATACCGAAGCAATTCCATTTGTAATCTTTAGGAAAATCAGTTACAACCTCAAAGTCAGGGAATACTAAACCTTCAAGCCTACCAATCTCTCCAAGCCCATACACTTGCCATCTAAACTGATTAGCAGTACCCCTCTTGATATTCTCAGGAGTAGGCTCGTAACTAAGTATCTTTTCTTTGATTGAAGGTTGTATGTAAAGGTTGTCCTTAAATGTACTTACAAACCAATCAACATCGTCCCTTCCGAATAGTTTATCGTGCGCCCAAAAAGCTGACGAAGGATTGAAATCAATAATAACCTTTTCCGATGTTCTAAGGCTTACTTGTTCAAAGATTTCATAGTTAATACCATTTGCCTCATTAAAAAAAGAATGGGTACGCTTTCCTGATCTTGCGTCAATGCCATCAGAGTAACTTGTAAACTCGATCTTACTTCCAGTATTAAACAACATACTGCGTTCTGATCTGTTATGATTAATTAGAGAAGAAACAAAGAACGGATCGGAGTAAACTATCTTCTCTGCATCACGATAGGCTCCTACCTTGAGGTTGGGTATATCCTGCCCTACAACAGTTATGATCAAATCGTCTTTAGAGCAGGCTTCGTAAATCAGGTATTGAATAATGGAATAGGTCTTGCCACTACTTGTCCCCCCTTGATGAACTACTATTTGTTTATTTGAATCAGCAGTCCAAAAGAAAATAGGATTAGTTTGTATCTTGTGGATTCCTGAGTTCAAAGACAACCTTGTTTATTGGTTCGCCATTTGTAGTATGATCACGATACTCCATTGATAGCTTTCTCCTTTCTTCATCAGAACATACAAGCTTGTATAAGGCAAGCAGGGCAGTAGGAGAATTGCTTGAATGTAACTTACTTCGAATTGATGTTTTAATCTCAATTTTATTTTTGGATAACTCGTCTTTTAGGGAGTTCATTTCGTTCGAATCAATCGGGAAGTGTTTGTAAAATGTGCTTTTACTTATTCCCATATAACTGATAACATCCTCAATAAAGAAGTGCCTATTCCTTCTGATAAGATCAACTGCTTGATTGTATAGATCTTCTTTTTTGTAAGCCATTTTACTTCTCGATTAATTGTAAAAACTCATTACGACAATTTAGGTCTTCCTTGAATCCTCCCCAAACGTAACTGGTCTTGGTATTGGTATCGTGTTTTTTTACTCCCCTCATACTCATACAAAGATGTTGAGCCTCTAACACAACCGCAACTCCTTTTGGTTCCAATTCTTCAACCAACCTTTTTCCTACTTGCATTGTTATACGCTCTTGATTCTGAAACCTTCGAGAATAAGTATCCAAAGTTCTTGCAAGCTTACTCAACCCTACTATTTTTCTATCGGGTATGTATGCAATATGACCAACCCCAAAAAATGGTGCTAGGTGGTGTTCGCATAGACTGTAAAAAGGTATATTAGTCTGCACGATCATCTGATCCATTCCTTCAGCATCAAAAGTTGTAAAGTTAAAATCGGGTGGAGATAAAAACTCCTTTAGGAACTTTACATATCTCTTTGGAGTTTCTTGTAATCCTTCTCTGTTCGGATCATCAAAACAACTTATAACTCTACGAACTGCTTCTTCGGCTATACCCCAGTCTTTTGGTTCCATATATCTACATGTAGTCTTGGTGAAAATTTTAAATCATAATTTTTGCACATATCAGCTACTATTGGATAGGTTGCTGACAATTCATCCTGCGAACTTCCTGCAGGCATTAAGTATATATTCTCTCTCCTTATCAAGTGCAAGTAGTCTTGTTGAATCTCTTTCCAATCTGAATCAGAACTTACTACAAATTTGTATTGTAGGTTTGAGTCTGAATCTTCAAAAGCAGTAATTACATTTTCCTTACATCTTCTTTGTAATGGCATACCGCTATTGGCAAGTTTAGGAGATATATTGAACTGATTGATCTCACTCAAAAATTCAGGGCTTGGCATAATAGTACCATTGGTTTCAATCTCAACAAAAAACTCTTGATCTTTAAACTTCTTTGTATTCTGATCAAAGAATAAGGTATGGTCTAGCCATTCGATAAAGTCAAGTATTCTCTCTTGATACAACATAGGCTCACCACCAGTAATTATTAGGTGTGCGCCATTCTTTAGGTGTTTAAGTTGTTCTTGGTTTAGAATGTTGTCAAACAAGGTTTCAGTACCATTAGTCCAAACCTCTATTGTATCGCATCTCCAAGTTGCTCCATCGTGAAGTTCTCCATCTCTCTGAGTTCCATTACCTCCACACAAAAGGTTGCAACCGCTTAGCCTTACGAATACGCTTGGTACTCCTATTGTCTTTCCTTCTCCTTGCAGAGAGTAAAATACTTCGCTTACTGGTAGTGTGTGTTTTTTATTTTTCATACTCTGACTTTAATCTTTGGTATAGTACCTGAACACCTAACTTAACATTTTGTAACATTTCATAGTTTTGTAATGAATCTGCATCCAAATACTCTTTTGACTTTTTGCTGATTGATTCCATCACCTCGGTATGTACCTTGTCTAGGACATCTTTACCAGTCTTTATTACAAAGTTAGTAACTTCTTTTTTCTTTGTCATATCCATTGTTTTTTTTCTTTTGACATATTCCTCTTTTTTCCAACCACTTGGTAAAGGCATTTCGGTATTATATAGCTTGTCAGATCCATAAGTATTAAGATCTGCTCCTACACTACCTGATTGTATTTGCTCTTTGTATGCTTCAATGTTTTCCAAAAAAGCATTACCTAAGTATGTTTCCTCCATGATATGTTGCTCCATTTTTTTCATCCTCTATAACAGTAACGCTTACAAGCTTATCTGCATCATCCTTAAGCCAATCAGATAAATAGTTATATACCATCACTGCAATCTCTTCAGAGGAGCCACTTTTGACTTCTCTCATATCCCATAATAAGGAACTTTCTTTAATAAACAAGTCAATGTATGGATCGTTTTGATTGATTAGTAAGGTATGATCAAACATATACTCCAACCAATTCTTGAAAGGTTTAAATCTTCCAAAGTCGAATACAAAACCAGTTGAGTCAAGTTTTTCACTCTGCATCTCAACCTCAAAGTACCAATTATGTCCATGAACATACTGGCAATGGCCATCGTGAGAATGTTGGCGATGTGCAAAGGGATAAGGTCCGAATTTTTTTTTAATGCTATACATTTGGAAACCAAGTTTTAAGTGTTTCGTTATTTGTAGGTATTTTTGGTTTAGTCGTTTCAAGTTTTCCTGACAATGCTTTTTCAATTAAATTAACTGATTCATCAAAAGTATTGTATAAATATTTTTCGTCATATAGTTCAGGATATACTAATCGGTTGGGTAATACTGGAATACACCCTAACTTAGTTGCTTCTACGATTCCATAGCCAAAATTTTCTTGTAGCGCATAACTTACTACTACCTTGCTCTGAGATAGCAGTTCGTAATACTCGTGCTTAGAGAGCGAATTTTCATAAGTCTTAACAAATTTAGTCGATGGAAAAATATCTGCAAGTTTATCAAATAGCCAAGGTTGTTTTTCAGCGTCATTACGACCATTAAATACTACTAGATCTTTCTTATTGTTACAATCATATATACTTAGTTGTAGTTCATCAATTATTAATCCGCTAACCTGAACTTTTCTTTTATCAATTAACCTTTTTTGTAGTACATCTTCTTTTATAAACTCACTTGCTACAAAAATTGTATCAAACACATCAAAGATAGCTTCCTCATAATTTTTTGCCCATCTTTCCATTTTTCTTATGTGATCAGTATCAGTAAAGCTTCCTGCGTGCAGAACTCCTACTAATTTAGGTTTTACTTTATGGAAATAATTCATGTATGGAATAGATAGAATACCAGTATACCATACATCAGGTACAAAAATAATATCGTTATCAGTGATCATTCCTTTTTGATAAATTTTTGCTAGTTCGCTAATCTGAATACTTTTATGTTGAACTGTAAGACTACTATCTAAAAACGATCCATTTACTATTTTTATCTCATCAGTTAATCCATTTACTATCCTATAATTTTGAAAGTGATTATTTTGTAAATAATTAATAACATCTCTGTTAAAGTGCTTAGTATATCTTTCGTCAATATTTTCAAAGGGTAAGTAGTATATCATACTACCGCTCCATTTTCTCCATCTTCTAATACCTCTACTAAAGTACAATTGTATTTATCCATTAGGTATTCTGCAATCGCTTCACAACTCATATTACCGAAGTTGCAACAATTAAATTGATCTGAGTAAAAATTTTTCTTTAAACCATCAATGACTTGTCTCTTGAACATTATGATTTCAATATCCCTATCATTATGATCTACTTTTTTTTCCATCCTTATATGAAACTCGTGCCTATGTAGATCTCTCAAATATCCTACCTCATCTAAAGGACACTCTTTCCATTGGTGTAAGCCTTCAATCCTAAACTGTATAACTATTTTCATTTTTTGCCTTTAATATTTTTTAAGTATTGTATGTAATTGGGATAAGTACATTCATTTATAGCTATAAGATAATTTACTCCTATATACTTTTCGAATTGACCCTTACCGCTTAATGCTAAAAAAAGGTCTAATCCTCTATCCTTGCAATATTTTTGATAGGTGATATAACATTTAATACCAAGATAACTTCCTATTGAATAATCAGTTCTATGATTCTCTAAATCACTAAACATTTTAGGAGTTATTTTGCTTCTTTGCATCTCAAGTCTAAGACTTTCAGGTATTTTTTTCTTACGAGTTAGTATATCATGATACCTAAGTTGATTAAGTCCATTATCCCACCAATACAATTGACCAAATTTTTGTGAGCCTACTATCCAACTACTGCTATCTACTGAATATAAAGGTAGCTGAAGCATACTTGGAAAAGTAACATAACCTAATCCGTGTATAAGTGCTTCAGGATATAATTTTGCTATATCTTGAAATCTTTTAATAATCCACTTTCCTTTACTTGTTACCCCTCCTGCAACGCATAAATGTTTGTTAACTTTAAGTGGAAACTCAAGAATTGAATAGTCCTCATCAGCCATAGTCATTACAAACATTGGCGATAATCCTGATTCAACCATTTTCTTGTAGTTTATTGCACTTTCCTTAGGATTGTTTATAACATCTAACATAACATACTTCTGAGAGTATTTTCCATATAGCTTCAACCAATCAACATAATCCTCAACATATATAGGCTTAACATTGGAATTAAATACTGTAAATGCTCCGGAATCAATCATTAAGTTGATTTTACCACTATCAGCATAATCAAAAAGTATATCATTGAAGGAACTCTTACTTCTTAGATAAGCATAGGAACAAAGTATATTTCTGTATTGTTTGTCGTTATTTAACTTCGCATCCAACATAATTATCATTTAGCCAAAGCCTTAATCCTTCCTGAATCATTGATAAGTCTCCTTCTAGTTCTTTTGGAACGCTAACTTTTATAGTTAGATCATTAGATAGTTCAGGTTTTTCAACATCCTCATCAATATAGTCAAGTTCATCCCAATCAACATTAATAACATCAAGTCCCCAATCTTCAAGTTCATCTGTGTTCCATTCATTTGCAATAATATCCCAGTCCCAGTTACCACCTGAAACATTATCCTTTATGATAAACTCCCTTTGTTGTTCGGGCGTAAGTTGATCTGCTTTTATTACTGGTATCTTTTTTACGCCTGCCTCAACGCAAGCTTTGTACCTCATATTGCCACCAAGTATAACATTCTGATCATTAATGACAATAGGTCGTAACTGAAGCATCTCAGGAAAGTCCTTAATAGACTTTACTAGCTTTTCAAACTTATCCTCTTTTATGTATCTAGGATTCTCTGAGTTAGGTATTACCGAGTTAATCGGTACTAATTTTGTTTCCATAATTAAATATAGTTTTTTTTCTGAATAAAAAAAGTAACCTTTTCACATCTTTTCAAATTGGAAAACTTTGAAAAACTATGGAAATCTTTTATCGTATTCCTCTTTAATTCTTTTAAAGTATGAATCAGCTTTTTGGCTATCGAATAAACTTTTTAATCCATTAGAATTTAACAACATAATCGTTGAGTATATGTTGGTCAGTTCTTGATCTGATAAATTCTCAATAGTGCCACTTGAATGTTTTTTAACTACCTCAGGCTGATTAGTTGGTAAGTAGTTTTTCGCATTCTCTTTGTACCAATTATTAAAACATACTGATAAAGCCGAGATGTTGTTTCCTGATCTGCTCGTCTTCTCATATAGTACATCCATAAAAAATTTAGGGTATATATCAGCAAAAGGTATGTTCGGATTAAACATAGGATTCTTAGTAGTCATTGATTCGTGTAACCTAATTAAATAGGCACGCTTCTCAGTAAGATCAATAGGTATAGTCCTCTTTGCTCCTATATCAACTAAAAAAATATAAAGAGTATTTAGCACATTCCTATCATAACTAAAATCAATCTCTTCCTCATAGTACAATAAGGCTTGTTTTTTTGTTTCTGCTATTTTCATTTCCTTTACTCATATATATTTACATTTACTTTCTTTTCTTTCTTTTCTTTTACTTCATTTACTTTACTTGTTATGCTCGGGCTATGCTCCTGCATACCATTAGCATTCCATCGTTTTTTAGCCGCGTTCCTTGCTTTTTTTGACCTTTCAAGGTATGGTTGCATATAGTCAAGCAATTTAGGAGAGGTAAATACCTCTTCCGAATCAACCTTTACGATCTCAAATAACTTGTAGTCAAATATGATCGCCTTAAGTTCTGCTTCAGTTACATTGAACTCATCAGCTAAGAGGTCAATATCAGAAGTCGGATAACTAAAGTCACTTTGATCTCTAAGTACTTCTAAGGTCATAAAATAGAGGGCGTATCCTTGATTCCCCCAATCTAGCCTTATCCTTTTGATTTTTCTGTCGTGTCGTGCATTACTAAAATGCGGAAAGTAATATGCGTCTTTCATCCTTATCCATTTAAATGTTATCGTTTGTAAATAAATATAAAAAAACCTTGACGAAGTTCAATCGCCAAGGCTTAAATGGATAAAATATGATAAACAATAACATACGGAAATGGGTAGTATGATAAGTAAACAAAGGAAATGAAAAAATTTAAAAAAAAATTATTTTTTTTATTTGCACTTAGTTACTCAAGTGCTTATTATTAAGTAAGTTATTAATCAATGGATAAAATTATGTACAACCCAATTAATATATACGAAGAAGAATATTTAACAGACATGGATCTTGCAAGAATGGAAGATGACGAAGATTCTTGGAATCCTGATGAACTTAACAATGAGGAGGAATGATATGTATAATGTAGTACAAATTACAGATGTAAAGGAAATAAACTTTTTAACCAAAGTAGTTAAAACGATTCAAGGCGAGTATGCTTATTCAATTTGGGAAGTCAAGATTACTGATTTCAGAAACAAAGACTTTGAATATTATGCTTTCAGTAGTGATAAGTCACTTGCAGAATTTAAACAAGAGGTATGTGAAGAGATAGAGGAAGACTTCAATCGTAGTGTTGCTCTTGAGGTTGCATTAGTATTAGGAGGTCAAAGATGAAATACTTATTACTCTTAATGTTTGCCTTAGGAATGTGTCTTGAGGCAAACTCTTTTTTTCAGATCGCAGTACAAGCGGTATTAATATTCATACCATTAAGCATATTAATATGGAAGCAGGACAGAATCATACAGAGTTAATTAAGCAATGGGAAGAAGGTCAAAGACCTGCGAGTCAAATATATGTAGAACTTCGTAAGCTAAAGGATGATATTGATATGGCACTTAAGTCAATCGAAGATAATGTAATGGATGAATTAGTCAGAATGAACAATTACGAAGACCTCGTTGTCTATGGCAAAAAAATTATTGAGGTACAAGGAAGAACTACATATCATTACAAAGAAAATTCCAAATGGATGGAAGCTGATCAGGAGCGTAAACGTATAGAAAGACTGATCAAAACTGCAACAACAGATAACGTACAAATCATTGATTCCGAAACTGGTGAGATCATCGAACCAGTAACAAAGAGTCAAGGAAAATCATACTTAAAATTAGAAACACACAGAGGATAAACAATGAACATATACACTAAGCTTTTCAAGCTAACAAGTACAATGGATAAGATGAAGAAAGATACTACCAATCCTTTTTATGGTAGCAAGTATTTTGACATCAATGCACTATTAGAGGCACTTCGCCCTGAATTGATCGGAGCCAACCTATTAATTCTTCAGCCAATAGAAAACGACAAGGTTGTTACTCGTATTATCGATGTTGACAATCCTGCTGAATTTGTAGAGTCATCAATCACTTTGCCTAATATTGACGATCCTCAAAAGCTAGGAAGCGCCATAACTTATTTCCGTAGATATACTCTTGGATCTTTGCTAGGTATAGAAGCAGAAGATGACGATGGTAACAAAGCAATTCCAAGATACAACAACAATGACGATAAGGAATGGCTCAATGAATACGACAAAGACAGATGGATGAAAGCTGAAGAGTATGTTAAGGAAGGAGGCAATCCTGAGGATATATTTAGAAAATACAAAGTTTCAAAATCTAATCGTGAATACTTCAAATCATTACAAAACTAAATAATTATGGAACAAGCACTTAAGGAACTCGAAGAAGTAAGGGAGTGGGTAAGATCTCAGAATCAAGAACAATTGTCCTACAAGGTTCATATTGCTCCTCACACCCTAAGAATGTTCTCCAATAAAAGAGTATTCTGTCCTTCATTCAAGATAATACGAACCTTACAATTGTTTATGAACAATGGGGCTGAATCGTAGTAAAAATGTAAAGACTGCAAAATCAACTGCCGACCTATGGTTTTCAAAATATGTACGCCTGAGGGATAGTGATTCCTTGGGCGTATGTACTTGTATCACTTGCGGTACAAAAAAACATTGGAAGGAAATGGATGCCGGACACTTTATCTCTAGAAGATACAACGCAACCCGATACGAAAGTAAAAACTGTCACGCTCAGTGTCAGAGATGTAACAAGTACAATTCAGGCGAGCAATACAAGCACGCCCTAGCTATTGATCATATGTACGGCGAGGGTACAGCAGGTTATCTTTTAGATATGTCAAAAGAAATAAAGCAATTAAAAAAAAACGACTACATGATAATTGCTCTACATTATGCTAATGAAGCGAAGCTAATATCAGAACAAAAAGGAATAAAATTATGAGTCACTTAGAAGCAGTATTGGTTTTTCTTTTGAGAAACAATAACAATTGGTGCGGTATCAATGATATCCGAAACTATACCAAGCAAGTATGTAAGTCTGAGTGTTTTCAGATCAATACAAGAGTAAGCGAATTACGAACCAAATATGGTTATCAGATCGAAAACGATACCTATTACTCTAACGGTGTAAGATGTAGTAGGTACAAAATTTCGATTTACAGCCCGATCTTGCCAATACTTAGATCTTTATACCCTTGGAGAGAGATACCTCGTTACAATGTAGTTATAAGCTTGTCAGATACCTATAATAGTATAGTATCACCTTAGAATGTATCGACTGGTGTTTCTATTATCTGAGTAGTGATAAATGATTCAGCATTTGACTTTCTAAAGGTAAAATCAACAAACCATCCTCCTATATCAGTAGGATTAAAGTTTTTTTCTACTGCCCAACCTGCCTTTCCTGCTCCGATACCATCAACATAAGATCCTGATTGTATGTATTTGATCTTATCCTTGTAAATTCTACCATTTGGTGTTACCCTCATTCGAGCAGTAGAAGGATCAAACCATTTTTGGTGCGTATGACCTCTTACTAATATGTGTGCATCAGGGTACTTCATCGCTTCAATCTGAACATCCAACATACCTTTTGATCGTTTAGCGTTTCCGCCAAAACCATGATGGTAATGTATTCGACAGATTTGGCTTGCCCTATCTTTTTTCATTCTGATAAACACCCAACCCGAATACGATCCAAGATGTATATTTACACCATCTTCTAAATTCAACGCCCATACTATTGATCTTAGTATGTCGTGGTTGTGAAACTTGTTTATTGTCTTTTCGTGATTGCCATAGGAAATCAATGCAATGTTTTTAGCATAAGGCTTTAAAAACTCAATAGTATATTCCGCAACAAGGTCTAAATATGTTCTTCCTTGCTGAATAAATTGCGGATCGATGTCCTCCCTTTGCAATCTTCTGTCACCATAACTCCCCATAACATCAAGAAGATCTCCAAAAATAAATATTAATCCATTCGCCTTCTTGATCTCATCAAAGTGCCTTTTTAAAATATCACGCTTACAACCTATGGAATCTAGGTGAATATCAGAACAAAAAAGAGTAGGTACGACATCGGTTGATCGTACATTCTGATATTCAAATAAATGAACATTCTCAGATAAAGCCTCGGAGTATAACCTCATTACCTTTGATTAGTGAAGGTTTAACAAAATTATGACTTTTTATCTGAAAAGCAAAATTACCAACAAGTTGCCCACACACTAGAATTATTCTTCAGTTTTTTCGGCTTCTTCAGCTTGAGCCTTTAGGGTATTTTCATAGCCTTGCTTTACATATCTGATCTCATCAAGTTGCATCTGTAAACGTGCTTCTTGAATTTTAAGTTCTTCGATTCTTTCTTCTAATGTCATCTTGTATAATTATGTTAAAGGTTGCCCAAATATAACTACCAAGCCAATCCTTTCAAAGTCGCAGGATTCTTTTTTGCTTCGATTTGTGCCGTTATACTTGCTTCAACATCTTCTTCGCCTACTTCAGCTTTAACCCAACCAAGAACGATTTCTT